AGCTAAAATCACAGGTTCATTTGAAATGACAGAACCGGCTCACTCGGCATTATTTAATCGTCGTGTAGTTGGGGGAGAAATCTTAATTGTTAACAAATACTTAATTAATGATTTTGAAAAAATTGGTATTTGGTCTGAAGATTTGAAAAATGAGATTATAATGAATGAGGGTTCAATTCAAAACATTAACTTTAATCATTATCTTGATGTTGAAGATAAAAATTACAACAAAAAAGTTAAGAGAATAGAACATTTAATTCCAAAATACAAAACAATTTGGGAAATATCTCAAAGAGAACTTATTGATATGGCGGCAGACAGAGCACCGTTCATTGACCAATCACAATCGATGAATATCTATATGTCTAATCCGACATTATCAAAAATATCATCATCACACTTCCATTCTTGGGGTAAAGGATTAAAAACTCTTTGTTATTATGTTCGAACTAAAGCGATATCAACCGGAGCAAAACACTTGGCGGTCGATATCTCAAAAGTGGGTCAACCAAAACCAATTGAGAAACCAACTGTTGAATTTAATCAAAAACCAAAAGACAGTGAGTTTGAATGTTTTGGGTGTGGTTCTTAATACGAATATAAATCACGGCTTATGTCGTGATTTTTTATTTTAAGGGTATTTATAAAAAATAATTACGACACTATATTTATAGATATGGCAGATGGAAAAACATATGGTATTAATTTCCCTTTTAGGGATTCTTATGATGGAAAGTATTTAGACCTTTCCACAGATAGTACTCAAGAAACAAGAACGGACTTAATACATTTATTATTGACTAGAAAAGGAAGTAGATATTTTTTACCCGATTTTGGTACAAGATTGTATGAATTTATATTTGAACCATTAGATGGTCCTACATTTTCAGACATTGACGCTGAGATTAGAGATGCTGTTGAGGAGTATATTCCGGGAATAACTATTAAAAATATAAGTATAACTGCGGCATCGGATGGTGAAGAAGATAAAGGTACTTATGTTGACCAATACGATACACGTGTTTTCAGAGTACCGGGTATTGGAACTAAAGAACACACTGCGAAAGTAAAAATAGATTATCAAATAAATAATGACGTGTTTAACGCTAGTGATTTTGTAATCCTAAATATTTAAAGAATATGGCAAATAAAAAAATATCGTATACTACGAGAGATTTCCAATCAATTAGAACCGAGTTAATAAACTTTACAAGAACTTATTATCCGGATTTAGTTGACAACTTTAATGATGCGAGTGTATTCTCTGTATTATTAGACCTAAACGCTGCGGTTACCGACAACCTTCAATTCAACATAGATAGAAGTATTCAAGAGACGGTATTACAGTATGCTCAACAAAGGTCATCAGTATTTAACATTGCCAAAACTTATGGATTAAAAGTTCCGGGTCAAAGACCGTCAGTTGCTTTAGTTGATTTTTCAATTACTGTACCGGCTTTTGGTGATAAAGAAGATTTAAGATATTGCGGTATTTTACGTAGAGGTTCTCAAGTAAGTGGTGCCGGTCAAGTATTTGAAACGGTTTATGATATTGATTTTTCTTCACCATCAAACGCGGATGGATTCCCGAATAGATTAAAAATCCCAAATTTTGATTCAAACAATAAGTTATTAAATTATACCATTGTAAAACGTGAGACCATTGTTAACGGTATTACTAAAGTTTTCAAGAGAGTTATTACAGCAAATGACGTAAGACCATTTTTTGAAATATTTTTACCTGAAAAGACCGTATTAGGGGTGACAAGTGTGTTATTGAAAGATGGTACTCAATATGCCAATGTGCCTTCAAATCAAGAATTTTTAGGTGTTGATAATAGATGGTTTGAAGTTCAAGCTTTAGCTCAAGATAGAGTTTTTATTGAAGACCCAACAAAAGTTTCTGACAATCCTGGAATTAAAGTAGGTAGATATGTAAATACTGCCACTAAATTTATTACAGAATTTACACCTGAAGGGTTCTTTAAAATGACCTTTGGTGGTGGTAGTCAATCGGCTGATGAACAATTAAGAGAATTTGCTCGAGATGGTAAACCATTAAATTTATACAAATATTCAAATAACTTTGCATTAGGTAGTACTTTAAAACCTAATTCAACATTATTCGTTCAATATAGAATTGGTGGTGGTACAGGAAGTAATTTAGGGGTTGGTGTTATCACACAAATTGGTACGGTATCATTCTTTGTTAATGGACCATCTGAATCAGTCAATACAACTGTCGTTAATTCATTAAGATGTAATAATGTAACTGCTGCTATCGGGGGAGCAAATTATCCAACAACAGAAGAAGTTAGGAATTTAGTATCGTATAACTTTACGGCTCAAAATAGAGCGGTTACGGTAAATGATTATGAATCAATTATTAGAACAATGCCGTCACAATTCGGGGCTCCTGCTAAAGTTGCGATAACTGAAGAAAATAATAAAATCAAAGTTCAAATGTTATCATATGATGAGACCGGTAGATTAACCGAGATAGTGTCAAACACATTAAAAAATAATGTTGCGAATTATCTATCAAATTATCGTATGATTAATGATTATGTGTCAATTGAAAGTGCTAACGTTATTGATTTAGCAATAAATGTTGATGTTGTGTTAGACAATTCACAAAATCAAGGTTCAATTATTTCTCAAGTAATTAATATAATCACAGATTATTTTGACCCAACAAACCAAGAAATGGGTGAAAATGTTAATGTATCAGAATTAAGAAGATTAGTTCAAAGTGAAAATGGGGTAATTTCCGTTTCAGATATGACATTTTTTAATAAAGTTGGTGGTCAATATTCTTCATCTCAAACATCTCAAAGATATATCGATTCGGAAACAAAACAAATTGAATTAGTTGATGATACAATTTTTGCCGAACCAAGACAAGTGTATCAAGTTAGATATCCAAACAAAGATATCAATGTAAGAGTTAAAAATATTAAAACGGTTAATTTCTCTTAGCAATTTATTTTAAAAAATTTTTATTTATCCTTATTATTAATTAAATCAAATAATATGGATTATATTTTACAATTTTTAGACGCAATCAAAGGAAATAATGGAACTTGGATTCAAGCCCTTGTAGTTAGTTTAATTCTACACATTCGACTTTGGATTGGAATCCCATTTTTTATTCATTATTTAAAAATTGTAATAAAGAATAAAACAAACATTAAAATATTCCCAACATTGATGTGTGTTTTTTTTATAACACTAATAGGATACGAAACCGCAACTATATATAGTGACCGACAATCTGAAACTAAAAAATATAATGTGGAATATGTAAAAAAAACCACAAATAATTTAGTTATTGTTATACAAGGGGTTAATAATCCATTTAAAGATTTTATATATAAAAACAAAACTCAAGTTGATGCAACCAACTCTAGAGATGAAAAAGGTTTAGGTTATATTAAATCTAAAAATTTTAATAAAGACACTCAAGTTTTATCGTATGTAAGTTCTCACAGTGAAAATTTAACACCCGAAGATGTGTATAGTGCAATCTATTATTATAAATTATTTAACCCTACCGGAAAGGTTATTATGGTAGGTCATAGTATTGGGGGGTATAACATAATTCAAGTTGTTGATAGATTTAAAAAAGACAAGATAAATATTGATTTGGTAATTTTAATTGACCCGGCAAATAAAAAAGAAAATAATGTTAAATACCCATATCCAAATAATGTTAATAAATTAATAAATTTAACATCACCTGAATACAGTGATGGTTTTAAATTTTTTACAAATTCCGGTGGTAAATCTTTAAATTCGTCAACAAATTTGAATTATATTAATGTTGATACTAAAAACACTACTCATACAAGTATAGACAACGTAGTTTATCTTAAAATTAATAATTTAATAAAAGATTATATTCAAAAAGATGTGAATCCTATCATTGAGATTAAAAAATATAAGTTTTAATCACAATTTATTTTATTAATTAATCAATTATCTTTTGAAAATAGTATATAAACTATTTATTAAAAAAGATTATTATGTCCAATTCATTTAGAATAAGAACTGAGCCTGGTGTTGATAAATCACTTAATGTCTTGATAGACCAAGAATTTGAGTATTTAGAAATATTATCTCTTAAAATATTACAAAGTCAAATATACACAAGACAATGCTCTGATTATGGGGTGCTTGTTGGTAGAGTTAGTGTTAATAATGGTTTTGGTATTCCAAATGCTAAAGTTTCAATTTTTGTTCCGTTAGATAGTACAGATGAATTAGACCCGGTTATTTCTGAATTATATCCGTATAAATCATTATCAGACCTTAATGATGAAGGATATCGTTATAATCTATTACCTTATAAACAATCACATAGTGGTCACATACCTACAGGTACTTTTTTCGATAGAAAAGATGTTTTAGTTGACCCAACTTTAATTCAAGTTTATGACAAATATTATAAATATTCTACAGTAACCAATTCAAGTGGTGATTATATGATTTTTGGATTACCAACTGGTAGTCAAACAATCGTTGTTGATATTGATTTATCTGATATTGGTGAATTTTCCTTGTCACCTCAAGATTTAATAAGAATGGGTGTCGCGACTCCTTCTCAAGTTGCCGGCACAACCTTTAAGTCGTCAACAAATTTAAGAGGTCTTCCTCAATTAATAACAATTAATAGAACTATTGAAGTCGAACCTTTATGGGGTCAACCTCAAATATGTAATTTAGGTATTACAAGAACAGATTTTGATTTATCGTCTGAAGCAGGTATTGATATTAATCCTACGGCAATTTTTATGGGGTCAATTATTTCAACAACAGAAGATGATGCGATTAAAAGAACATGTAAAGTTAGAGGTAATGGAGGTTATTTATGTAGTTTAACTACAGGTCCGGGAGAAATATTGGCTATACGACAAACAATATTTCAAGATGAATATGGTAGGCCTATATTAGAATCATTTGATTTAGATGAAGGGGGTAAAGTTATTGATGAAAATGGTACGTGGTTAATTGATGTACCAATGAATTTGGATTATTACATAACCAATGAATTTGGTGAACAAGTTTTATCAAATGACCCTAAAAAAGGTATACCAACAAGAGCTAAATATCGTTTTAAAGTTAAGTGGGACCAGTCACCATCACTATCAGAACAAATTAAACGTGGTTATTTTATAGTCCCAAATGTTAGAGAACACGGATGGAATAATAGTAATGACGACCCATTAAATGATTCAAATAGAAGTTTAAATTCTCCATATGATTTAGCTATGAAATCTTATGCTTTTAGTTTAGATTGGGCTGATTATGGGTATACGGGTACTTCAAATAGTGTGGGGGCTCAAATAGGTCGACAAATGATACAAGAGGCAATTGATTGTGATGATAAATTTTATATTATGCAATATAATAAAGTTTATACGGTGTCTCAATTAGTTGATAAATATAGAAAAGGTATAACACCAGATAGATTTATTGGAATTAAAAATATTTTAGATGATAGTTGTAATAGTGAAAATAACAAATTTCCAACTAACGATTCTAATATGAGATTTGATATTATCTACATATTATATTCATTTTTAATGATGGTTTTTAGACCAATACTTTATTTGTTGTTAATTATTACTCACTTTTTGTATTTTACGATAATGTTGCTTAGGATTTTAATAATAC